CATACATGGGCCGTGATAAGGGTTCGCTTTATTCGAAAATGCTAACTTAATAAAAAACGACTTGAATTAACTTAAAAACTTCAAAAATGGATGCAAAAATGGAACCATTTAAAGGTGCAGATCCGAAAGATTATCTCAAAGCAATTGAGGAAGTCTTTATAACTTATCTATCTACTGAGGACTTTACAATTCTCCCAAAAGGAGAGAGAGAATTTGTTCTCATCTTTTACCAAGAATTAAAAGATTATTTTAGCAAAACTTATGAAAATGAAAAAACTATTTGATTCAGGTGATCCTGAGGACTATTCAAAACTATGCTGGAGAATTTTTGCGAATTATCTTGGCAGCGAAGATTGTGGTAAACTGTCATTAAATGACCGTGTGCTTGTTGTGGAGCTCTACAAAGCTGTTGATAAGTATCTTATGAAGAAATGGCATGAGCAGGATGAACAGGAAGAGGAAAGGGAAAGAAAAGAGCAACTGGCTAAGAAGCTGGCAATAAAACCAGCATAATTGATGGAAGACATCTAATGAATTTATTAGATGTTAATAAAGGGACCCGGCTAACAACCGGGTTTTTTATTGCCTTCTTTAGAATCATTCTAAGCAAGACCTCTTTTTGAGTAATGGTACTATATCACTTGCACTATGATCGTTGATTCTGGCGCATCCTGTGAGGTCAGTTTAGCCTCCTTTTTATAATGTCCGTGTAAAGACGATATCGCCGTGGTTTAAACCAGATTCAATTTTTATTTCAGAATCCCCCTACCCATAAAACATTTTATTATTAAGTTGATCTGGCTAACTGAATTGATGCTCTCTTCATAGAGATTAATAGATCAGTTCCTTTAAGTTTTCCTTCTATTTCAATCTGTAATCTCTGAGGTGAATTGAATCCTATCATTCCTTTGAGTGTTGAGAGAGGTGCAACAACTTCAGGATTTGATCTTGCTCCTGGATATTCACCTACCTTTGCAAGTGCAGGACCTGAGACTACGCCCCCTTCTGCTAATCCGCCAAGTAGAAACTTCCCGAAAGATACTCCCGACATTGCTCCCGTTCCAATAAAGATTTCCGGGAAGAAAATTTTAAGAAGAGCAAAGACAGCGGCTTTGGCCAATAACTCTGCAGCAATTCTTTTAATTTGATTTATTATCTCTTCTCCAAGAGCCTTCCATCCATTCATACCAGCAGTGAATAAAGCCTCAAAAGAAGTTGTTAATGAATCAACCACTTTTTGCTGTTCTTTCAATGCTTCTGTGACCTGATCTGATGTAGGTGCGTATTTGGGCGCCCCGATTAATCCTTGTAATTCAGGAGTGGTACCAAGAGTCGGGAGTTTTATATTAGCTGTAGTTGCTTCAGGCAGGTTGAATGCCTTTTTTAATTCAAGCGAATATTTTGATAATGCTTCTTTTCCTTTGTCATATTCACTGTTTAATTTGGTTTGTACCCGGAGTGTATTTTCATCGGCTGATCTTGCAGCCTCCTGTAGTCCGACATACTTTTCAACTGCCAGATTTAACTTCTCATCCGTTACCATCATTTTGGCAGCAAATGCGAAGCGTAATGTCTCAGCGTCAGCTACCCCTTTTAACTGTTCTTTTAAATATTGATAGAGTTTGGCCTGTGAATCTGTCAGCTTTATTCCCTGGACAGTAATCATATTTAATTTAGCAAGATCAGTAGTATTCTTATTATAAGCCTCTCCTGCAGCAATCTTGTCTTTTATTGCTTTCTCTCCCCTTAAATATGCCTCTGCCTCTTCATTTGTCAATTTGGTTATGCTGGCAATATTGATAATTTCATTCTCATAGGCTTGCCTGGCAATACCAGAGCGGATTCCTTCTAATTGTTTTTCAAGTTCAAGTATTCTTTCCCCGGCTGCAATCTTCTGTTTATTGGTGCTCAGAGCACTGTTCTGAATTATTTTTTGCTTTAATATCTCATTTGATGCATCAGCCTCAGCTATCTTTAATGCTCTGCTTTTCTCATCCAGGTCATCCAGGCTTTGAGCATATCTTTTGCCCTCATCAATGGCAGCCTTAACATTCTTGACAAAGTCTTTAAAATCCAGTGTGGCCAGTGCTCTTTTTACTGAATCAAAACCTTGTCTTACGCCTTCGATTGTCGCTTCAAATTGATCTGCAGTGCCTCCGGTTGATTTCATCACTGAGGCATATACTTCAAAAGCCTTTTTGGCTACTATGACAGCACCGGCGACCTTTGCCATTGCAATAGTAACCATTTTGAAACTTTGCTCAATCTCCCGGCTATGGGCAGCAGCTTTCTTTCTTAATTCATCAGAAGCTCTTTTAGCGTCCTCTGTGGCTGCTTTAAAACCTTTTGCTGTCCCTGTGATCTCAACGCCAACTGATACACCTTTCTTGGCCATTATGCTGATTTTTTAAACCCGTATTTTATTTTGTTCACCAGCGTCTCAATCTCTTCCTTAGTTGCGATCTTATTAACCTCTATTTCATTCTGCTTCTTTTCCCAGGAGAATTTAAAAAGATCCTCTGCCTTTTTGAAATCTTCAGTCCCTTGCATAGAAATAACAGTCCAGAAACAAATTTCACGTGTTTGCTCCCAGGATCTCCTGTTCATTGCCGAGTCCGCCTCATTCTTTGCCTTCATTATTGCTATTAGTTCATCCTGGCTCATTTCATCCCAGAAATATAAAGGGTCAATCCCTATAATCCCGACACAGTAACCATAAAGACTATCCCAGTCTATTTCAGCGGTTTCTTTTTTTTTGTGTCCTCTTCCTTGCTGAATAATTCAAATATTGCAGCATTAAAATTTGGGAAAGCTTCAGGATAGGGATCGATGGCATCACAAAACTCCTCATAGGTATAGCCAAATTCCTTACCTTCTGCCTTTGCTCCATTCTTTGCAAGATCATAGTAATAATGGAACAACACATCAATGTTATCCGGTTCTTTTTTAGTCGTATTCGTATATGCCAGAAAAGCCCTGTTGCTATATCGAATAAAAAACTCCAGATTGCCGACCTTAACTTTCTTTACCTTAATTAATTCCATATTTTTAATTGTTTAATAATCAAAAAATTATAACGCTGAAACTGAGTTTATTAAGAAATACATTCTCAGTAATATTGTAACCCTCAGACTGTCCTGTAAGTAATATTCTCTCTGTGTTTGTGCCATGTTGTAATTCCAATGCTATCCGGACCTGAGCTGCGATCAGCTGGAGTGTTGCATAATCCTCACTGAAACTGACCACACTGAAGGTATAAATATCCTTGTCCCAGTCCTCCTTATCATATTCAGGTTCAAGAGAATCAATGGTATATATAATTAAAGGCAAAGGAGTGTCCTCATTAGCAACATAAGGGAAAATGCTGTCTGTGTCAACCAGCGCCAGCAATGCATGATTAGCTTTTAATAAAGTTGCTATTTCTATTCCTATCATTTTTTAGCCTTTCTGTTAGTCCTCATTATAAATTTATCAATCTCATTGTACCATTCCTGTTCAATGCTGCCATACATCTGCTCCTCAACCGTATTAAAGGCATTTTCAAAGAAATGAGTACCTGTAACACTTCCTGTTTTTGCTCCCTTTTTAGTCCTGCGAAATCTTTCTTTAGTCCCGTTTTCAATAAGGTGACCATGCCAGCCTCTATATGTCCCTGATTTTTTTGCACCTACCAGGATAGCTATCTCCTTTGGCATTTCAATAGTACCGAAGGATCTCATTAATTGTCCGGTTCTTACCGGGGCTCCCGCCTTGGCAGCGGCTACAAGAGGTTTGGCGGCCTTCCGGAATCCTGCAATGAATATCTTACGCTGATCTATTGAGGAAAGACCTTCGAAGAAATCTTCCAGTACCTTGATCTGATCAGTTTTAATCTGGACTTCCATTATACATTGATTTTTTCAAGTGTAATTATTAATCCTTCCTTGCGTCCTATTTCTTCAATAGGAGCGCTTATCAGGTATCTCTCAGTCCCCCCGTCAACCTGAACCCTCATTGTTTCTTCAATATCATCCCTGTATCTTACACTGAGAACCATGGTCCGGGAATAAAACTTTTCCTCATTTGATAGTGTCCTGTTACCTCCTGTATATCTGATCTCCCCCCTGGTTGTTATTGTAGCAGTGGGCCAGGTATCAACTGAGGCTCCATAAGTGTCCCTGGTTGTTACCTTGGCGTAAAATTTTATCCTATGCCATAAATTTCCTGCTCTCATTACGCTACCGTATAATTTTTATAAGGTGCTATCAGGTATTCATAAGCATACGGTATCTTGGTTGCATTTACACCTATGATTACAGGTTCCCTGACCTGGTAAAAATGCCCAAGCAATAACAGCATAGCTTGTTTTAAGCCCCTTGGTATGGGTGAAGGTATTCCGGGATGCATGGTATATGTTAACCCGGCTGCAGTGGTTGAAAAGGCTACACTGACAGTTAAATGAGTATCATCAGTGATTGTGGCAATGGTCCTCAGGGTTTCTCCCTCGACTTTAATAGTGTCACCTACTGTATAATCAGTAAAATTGCTGCCTATACCTATA